ATCCTTATTACGATGAGTGGGTACAATACCAAATGGATCGTAAGACAGAGGAACAGGAAGAAGAAGAGAAAAAAGAACAAGAAGCTAAAAAAGAAGAGCAGGAAGAGTTAAAGCTAGAGAAAGCTTTGTCTGTAGCTGGAGCAGCAGAACAAATAGCTAACCCGATGCAGCAACTTGCCATGATGCAACAGTTAGCTTCTACAGGTACACTGGATAGTTACTACAGTGCAACTATAGAGGGTGGTAGCTACGAAGATACAATAGAGTTAAAAGATGCAGAGATAAAAGATAACACTAGAGCATTAAGAAACCTAGCACAAGATAATTTACACAGAACATTAGTTCGTTCACAATATGATAAATAAAATGGAGATATCATGATAAAAAGATTAGCAACAGCAATACTGTTAATGTCAGCGTCTTCTGCATTAGCGGTGGACTCACCAATACAAGGGCAAGTACAAAGCAAATGTTCTGTATGGACTGAAACAGCAGGTGTCTACGGACATCCATTACCCTATAAGCTAACTACAACACCAGCAGATGGTGGCGTAAAGGCTTCTATTAGAATAGATGTAGCACAGGCAGACTACTACAAAGCTAAGTTTACACATCCTAACAGCTTCTCATCAAGCCCAACACTTAATGACTCAGTTGCATGGACAGGCAGCACTAAAGTAGGACAGGTATCTGTATCAGGTATGTCAGCATATGAAGCTGCAAAGGTTACATACAACAACGTAACTGAGTTTAACTTGACACTTGCAGGTAGCACATGGTTTACTGTAGAGTCAACTGCACAGTATGGTAGCACTAAGTCTCTACCAGCAGGTAACTATACAGCATTAATTAAAGCAGAATGTATAGCAAAATAATACTAGCATTAGGTCTTATTTTTTGTACAACCCTACATGCACACGAAATGACACCTACCTATCCCAAGCTAGTACCATCTTATGTAGACGATGTATACGTAGCAAAGATGAAAATATTTAATAGAAGAGATGACGTAGAGTATTATGAGATAGGTGTCTTTACGAAAGACTGGAAAGCATTACCATTTGCTTCTAGTTCAAAGATAATAAAAGTATCCTTCAGTAGAAGAAAACTATTTGAGGTATACATAAGATCAGTAGACTTACCAAAGGCTATGTATATATGTACAGAGTCAAAGGTGTACAAGAGTACAAAGCAAGTTACACTAGTATCTTCAAGAATATGTTCTAAGATAGAGCAAGACGAATGAGAATACTATTAATTATATGTTTACTTGTATGTAGCTATATACCTAGTTGGGCAGACTCTACATCTAACTCGTTAAGTTTATCACTACCTAACTCTAGTATGAGTTACCAAGCTGATAAGTTTAGAGCTGGTGAACTAGACTGCAGTAACGCCATAGGCTCTGCGACACAGTGGGAGTTTGGAGTTACAGGTATAATACAGGGTGGTACTATATCTACTAACAGTAAAAAAACTGGTGACATAGGTGTATACAGTAGAATAATAATACCACTAGGTAAAAGAGTTAAGTCAAGAATAGATTGTAACAGACTATATGAACTAGAGTTACAGAAAAAAGAACTAGAAGTAATGAAGCTACAACAAGAACTTAAAAAATTAAGAAGTTTAGCATTTGAAAACTAAGGTATGACATGGCAGAAGTAGAGATAGCAGGTGCAAAGATAAAGGGTGGCAAGCTCATGTTACTTGTACCAATCGTTTCGGCACTAGGTGGTGGTCTATGGGGTGGCTTTGAGTTTTACAAAGACTACATGGACATGAAAGAAATTATACAAGAAATAGATGTAGATGCAATAGTAGCAAAGAATACTTTAACACAGACTAAACTAGAAGATGCTATAGACTATACTCGTGACATTAAAAATAACTTACGTGAAGATATAATGTCTGTAGAAGGACACGTAGACAGAATACGTAATGAAGTTCAAAATGCTATAGACGAAATGAACCAGCTACAAAAAGATACAATAGCATCTATGCGAGAAGTAGAAGCGTTAAACCGTGAAACAGAAAAAGATGTACGAGATACTATGCGAGAAACAGAAAGTCGCATAGAAGAATCAATGACTAAGTTAGAAGAAAGACTAGGCACAAGACTACAAGAAGCTCTTGACAATCCCCTAGTAGGCAATTAAACTATACAAAAGGAAATAACTAATGATGCAGTTCAAAGGATTTAAACCTGAAGCCATGAAAAAAATTCAAGGCACATTAGGCTTTCAAGGATATGCCGAAGACTTTGATAAATATCTGGAAGATAACCCTGATAAAAAAGCTACTATGGATAGCTATAATAAAAAAGCTGTACAGATGATGAACGGTGGTATAGTTATGGGCTATGCTAATGGCGGTACACTAGGGTCAAATCTTGCTGTAGCAGATCCTAACCCACAAATACTAACTCCAGATGGTACGTTCCAAAACTATAGTATGGATAAATTTATAGGTCTACCCGGTGGTGGATTGGATAACTTCGGGCCGGGTGGTGTTGATCCTAGAACAGGTACATCAGACATGAGAGATAGAAGTTTTCAACCTAATCCTAGAGTGCCAACATCTGTACCACAAGGATCTGATATGTCTATTGGGCAAGAAATGGTTAATCAAGCATACAATCCTACATTACCTTACGGAGGACAAGTAGGTGCTGTAGGTACAGTTGCTGGTGCTGACACTATAATAGATCCACGACAACAGTTAGGTGCAGTAAATGTAAATACTACTATGCGTAACGCAGCACAGGGAGCTGTAGCTCCTACTGCTTATGATACCAGTACAACAAGTGCGACACAGGGAGATGGTCTTGCAGGAGATGCAGCAAGACAAGCCTCAGATGCTGTACAAGGAAGAACAGGTGCTATAACTACTGGAAGTACAGTAACTGGAGTAACAGATGAAACTACTCTTGTAGATGGCGTAACAGCAGCACAGGGTACAGCAGTTAAAGTTGATGCTCCTATGCAAAGAGAGATACAGGCAGGAGAAATAATATCAGGATCTGCTGACGCAGAGAAGGCAGCTAAGTTTACTGAACAAGTACAAGCAGCAGAAGCTACACCTAGTAAAAAAGCTACAGTAGCTGGACAACTAGAATCTTTAATGACATCATTTGATGATGGTGCTACACCAGCTTGGGCAGCAGGAGCAATGAGAGCAGCACAAGAACGTATGTTAGCTCGTGGTATGGGTGCTTCCAGTATGTCTGGTCAAGCTATCGTACAGGCAGCTATGGAGTCAGCATTACCTATAGCACAGATAGATGCATCTACGCAGGCAACGTTTGAACAGGCTAATCTAAGTAACAGACAACAAAGAGCTATGCAAATGGCAGAGCAACGTGCTAAGTTTGTAGGCATGGAATTTGATCAAGACTTTCAGTCACGTGTGCAAAACTCTGCTAGGATTGGTGACATAGCTAACATGAACTTTACAGCAGAACAACAGATAGCTTTAGAGAATAGTCGTGCTGCAAATACTATGGAGTTAAATAACCTATCTAATAGACAAGGTAAGGTTATGGCACAGGCAGGTGCATTAGCTAACTTAGAGCAGGCTAATCTTTCTAATCAGCAACAGGCTGCTGTACAGAATGCACAGAACTTCTTAGCTATGGATATGCAGAACATGAATAACCTGCAACAATCAGATGTATTTAGAGCGCAACAAAGACAACAGGCATTATTTTCTGATGCAGCAGCTATAAATGCAAGTAAACAGTTTAATGCTACTAGCGAAAACCAAACAAAACAGTTTACAAAAAATATACAAAGTCAAGTAGAACAGTTTAATGCTTCTCAAGTAAATGCAATGGACTCGCAAAATCAACAAGAGGCTAATGCTATGGAGAAATTTAAGCAAGACATAATGAATCAAAGAGATCAGTTTACAGCAGCTAATCAACTAGTGGTAGATCAAAACAATGCAGTGTGGCGTAGAGAAATAGCTACAGCAGATACTGCTGCAGTTAACAGAGCTAACGAACTTAACGCTGCAGCTACACTTGATATGTCTAAGACAGCATTTAATAATTTATGGAACTACTATGGTGATACTATGGAGTGGGCGTGGACTAGTGCAGAGAACCAACAGGAACGTTGGAATAAACTAGCACAACAACAAATGATAAACGATGGTAAAACTACTGTTGCTCAGTTAGAAAATGATTATCAAAGTTCTATTGGTTTTGGTAGTATGATTGGTAAGTTTTTAACTGCTGGTATGTTTGGTCTATAATAAAGGAGAGTTTAATATGTCAAGTTTTTCAGAAGCAACTAAAAAAATAGTACAGAACTACCGTCTACCAAAAGACAGTATGTCTGATTCAGGTTCTATGACTAAAGGTTTTATGGCATCAAGAAATAAAACACCTGAACCTAAGAAGATGGATGCTGTTGCACAGATTATTACTAACATACGTAACGAAAGAGAGAAGTTAAAAAATGGCTGAACCAATTAACAATGCATCTTTTGATGCTCCTATTCCCGGTGAAAGTATGATGCATGAACTTGGTGCTAGGCCGTGGCAACAACCACCTAAGTATCCTACTACTGAAGAGGCACTTGGCTTTTACTTACCTAGATTTCAAAACGAAGAGTTTGTAGAGGGATTATTAGACACCCTAGAGTTAGGAGTTCCTGTTACTAGTATAGCTAACACACTACAAACTGGTGCTGTAATGGAGGGTTTGCACAGCATAGATGTGGGAATAATTATTCTTCCTGTGTTAGTAGAAATGATTTCTTATATAGCAGAAGATGCAGGTATAGAATTTAATACAGGCACTGAAGGTTTAAAGACAGATAAACCTACACAAACTAAGATAGATGTAATAATGAAAAGATTAAGTGACAAAGATACTAGTAAAGAAAAAATGATAGAAGACATGCCCAGTGAAGAGGTAATGTCTGAAGAAACACCTCAACAAGAGAGTGGATTAATGTCGAGGAGAATGTAATGGCTATAAATTTTGGTGGTATTATTACTGGCATTGACCAAGAGTGGACACGTCAAATAGAACGCAAAGAAGATAGAAAAGATGATGCACTTGACAGAGCTGCTGGCGTAGAAGATGCTATGAAATTAGCTGACTACAGACAAAAGCTAGGCACAGACGAAAGTAATAGAACAAGAAGAATAGAGCTTGAAGAATGGACTAAAAATACTGCAGGACAATTAAAAGCTTTAGGTGTAGACGATAAAAATATTAAAAGCATTGTTAGTCTAGGTGAGGGTGGGGGAAATCAATACAGAGATATGATTCTAGCTGCATATGAAAAAGATCCTTCAAGAAATATTAACACACTTTTAAATGGACTAGGTTTAGATAATTACAAAGATATAAAATCTACTGTAGCTATTCAAGATAGTAATAAGATTTCTACTAATAATCTTCAAGATACAGATAGCAATGTAAATATTAATATACAGGAAGCGGCCTTTGGCAAGCAAGATAAAATTTATACAGATGATTCTGCTTACTATACTGCAATGAGCCAGCAATTATCACAGGCAATACGTAATGGTAATGAAAAAGATATTGCAAAATTTACACAGAAAAAAGCTGATGCTTTAAAAATTATAACAGAACTTGAAACTGAAAAAAATGGTGGTGCTAAAAAATTTACCCCTGCTGACATAAGGGCAGAGATTACACTACAAAGAACTATTGCATTTTCTAATATTGGAAAAGCAACAGATAGTCTAACAGGAAAGATTATAGATAAAATAGAAGGTGAGGAAGGTCAGTATGCTATAGCGGCTGGAGAAGCTGTTCAAGGAATGATGGCCATAAACGAATCGTTTAAAGAAAAAGACCCAACACTTACTGCTCAAATAAATAGGCAAAAAGATTTAGTTAAAGCAGACTTAAATGATTGGGCTCTCAAAATTACTACCTCAGAATTTGCAGGAACTTTAGGTCTTGGCTCTGCTAAAAAAGAAGCTACTACTTTTCAAGGTGCGCTTGATAATATTAGTAGTTACAAACGTTCAGACGTTGTGCCTATAGGCAAGGATCTTTACGTGTACGTGGGTACTGGGTCATGGCTCGCTACAGATCTTGGTATAAATGAGAAAACTGGTAATAGACAAGTCTTTCCTTTTTATAAAGTAGGAAGTTAATATGTCGGAAATAGAACTAGCAATACCAAAAGATGAGGATGGCTCCACTAGTAATAGTATAATGGGCGTACCTACAGAAACTGTAACATCTAATGAGAAAGGTAACAACATAGAGTTAGCTGCACCTGAAGATGATCCTGAGTATTTTGACGCAGATCTACTTAACCCTGACGCTAAAATGAGGGGTGGTAAAATATACAATGCCGTAAGAGAAAATATTATGATTGCGGAAAATCAACTTGAAGAAAATGTAGGAGAACGACTAATAGAAAACATGTCTCCAGAAAATCAGGATAAAATAGCAGGCATAAAACAGACAGGTCTTGACCGTTATGATGACCTTCTTTTAACCGAAGAAAATAAAATAAAAAATCAAAAAATTGTTGATGAGCAAAAGGCAAAAGGAAATATTAATTTTTTAACACATGAAGATGCTACAATAAAAAGAGTAACAGAGGATCGTGAGCCTGCTATCCAATACGTAAATCACATAATGTCAAAATATGACATAAGTAAAGAAGAAGCATTTTTAAGAATACTAAACTCTCCAATGGCTACACAATTTCCTGACAGTCCTATAGTTAAATATGCAATTGGATTATCTATAGAACAAACTGCTGTAGAAGAAGCTGAAGAAGCAGCAGATTTTAACTTTGGTGAAGATGCAATGGATAGAAAGGAGACTAGAGCAGTTAAGGCACTGTCTAGCCCAAACTTAGTTACAAGAAATATAGCTAGAGCTTTGTATAATAGTGGACATAATTTTGAGGCCATTAATTTTGTTACGGAAGTAGACTCTTACTTTGATCCTTTTACTTGGGTGTTTAATACACCAAAGAACTTAATGAATTTGCAAGAAAATATTTCTAAGAGAGACTGGTATGAGGTAACGGAAGAAGAACATGATCAACTGCTAGACATAGACAGTGTACAGATATCTAAAGAAGATTACGAAGACGCAAAAAAAGATCCTGAAAGATCTAACAATGCAGTTGAAAAAGAGGGTGAGTATTTTTATGCTCCTAATAGAGAACACTTAAAGTATGACAAAGAAAAAAAGGGTTGGTACTATCGTAGTCAGGAATTTGAAGGACTTCCAGCGGTTGGAAACTTAGCATTAACAGTTGTAGACATACTTCCAATGGCTAAAATTTATAGAGCAGCAAAAAAATCTTTTAAAATTACGCAGGAAACAACTAACAGAGTTTCTAAACAGGCTCTTCAAAGAGTTAAAGACACAAAAGCAAAATTAGCAATACAGGTTAACAATAAAAAAATTGCAGACGAAAACTGGCAAGATAGACAAAGACATATTGAAGAGTTTGAAGAGAAAAATTCTATTCTGGCAGGCAGGCCCATAGTTATACACACAGTAGTTGATGGTAAAAAAGTAATTGACCCAGTTAAAATTAGAGAAACAGGGTTAGAAATAGGGCAGATACACCATGATAAAAATTTAATTACAAAAGTTAAAGAACATATGAAATTAAACGAAGCTGACATGACGTTGTCAGACTTAGCTTCTCCCATAGATGAGCTTACAATACCCACATTAAAAGCTGAAAAGCTTGATGCCCTAGTTGCTATAGGTGTGGCACTGAGAAAATCTGACCCTAAGTTTTTTGCAAAATCTGATGAGGTCATGTCTAATGGCAGAAAAAAAACTCTCATCGACCAATTGTTTGAGTACACTCTTGAAGAAAAAATAGAGAGAACAGATGACTTTATAAATGTCTTAGCTGACTACGGTATGAATATGGATGAGTTTATATTAGTTGCTATAGGTAATGGATCAGAAGCAGGTAGACTGATGCAAAAAATAGGGCAGATACGTGGTCGTAGGTTAGGTACTACAACAAAAGAAGCAAAAATAGAAAACAAAAAGTTTGAAAAGGGGTTTAGGAAATTTTGGAGTGATTGGTTTTTAAGATCAGAAAATGTTATGCGTGGTGCTTTGGTTACACCATTAGCTACTGCTATGCGTAATGCTAGTTCTGTAGGTATACGTATGCCAGCAGAAACACTTATAAACGTAATGGAAGAAGCAACCTACGCCTTTTATCAGGGTGCAAAAGGTAGTGATGCTTTTGGTTTAGCTCCTTATAAAGGTGCTTATGAAGCAGGTAAAAAATTAAATCCTTTATCAGACAACTCTGCATGGAAAAATTCTTTTGCAGATGTTACTGCTACTGCAAATTACTTTGATACAGAAAGGACAATGAAGTATATTTCTGACCATCCTGAGTTAGCAAATTTAGATGACACTTTATTTGGTGCGGTTGCTGAGTTAAGAAAAGCAATGGGTAGAGGTCAACACACTAATCCTGTAGCTAATGCTGCTGATTTGGCGTTAACTAAGGCAGAAGATACCGTAGAGTTTCTTAATGGCTTTAATAAATTTCAAGAGTTTGCCGTTAGGCGAGGGGTGTTTCTTGGTCAGATGAGAAGGCTGTTAAAAAATGAATGGGGCTTAGACTTAGATGATCAAATGTTTAATAAAGGAAACTTTAAAAGGATACTACAGGATGCTAGTGTAGCAGCAGATAACACAACTCAACTAAGACCTGATGGAGCAAGGTCTATCATGGCCATAATAGAAGATGCTACCTACAAAGCCTTAGATGTTACTTACGCTAAACAACCTGACTTCTTTTTGTTTAGGGATGTATCTAGGTTTATATCTAGGACAGGCTTGACAGTACTTCCCGGACTTACCTTCCCTAGATTTATGTTTAATGGCCTAGAACTTATGGCTAAAAGCACAGCAGGTTCTACTATGCCTGCACTACGTATGATAACAGGCAATGTAAAAAGTGCAAGCGATGTAAGGGGTGTAGGAGAAAACATGGTAGGGTGGGCAGCTATCTACGCAATGTATAAATTAGTTACAGCCAAAGAAGAAGACGAGGGATACCTTGGCGAACAGCCAGAAGATGTTAAAATGATGAACTTTGGTGGGGAAAATCCAGTTAACATACAGGGTAACTTTCCATTGATGCAGTTTAAATACACAGCCCAAGCTCTCAAGGCAGTTGAAGATGGAACATTTAGTCTCTTCGATCCCACTTTAGAAAAGGCTACTGAAGCTTTTTTAGGTGACGCTTTTAGGTCAGGTAACAGTAGTATGTTTATAAAAGACATAAGAGATATGTTAATAACTACAGAAAATATAGAAAATAAGAGAAGGGCAAATGAAGTATTTGGCAAGGCTATTGGTCAGTGGGGGTCAAGATTATTTACACCAGCATTTCAATTGTCGGATGCACAAAGAGTGGTAGGATTAAAACCACTGGTATATAAAGACGCATTGTCTCCTATAACTAAAGAACAAACTCTGGGTAGCAATATAAAGAGATCTTTCTTTCAAAGGTGGGGTTCTGTAGAAGAAAAAGATTATATAGATAGGGTAAATATATTTAAGGAAAGAGGTGTAGAAAATAAACGCATTGGACTGGGTAAGAAATTAATTTTTGGTGTTAGCTTTGACCAAGGAGATGGTGAAGAAGGCAATTACCTTAGAGGACTGGGTAAAGATCAGTATGATTTTAGTAGTAAATTGCGTGATACTGCAGCTAGAAACTATCAAGATGAATTTATACAAAGGGTACTTCCCTTGTACGTTTCTCTTGCTCAAAGAATGGAAGAGATAGACAACAAACAGTATGAAAAAAGAAACAACACTTACAAAAGTAAATACAGCAAGACACTGTCTGGTAAACTAGCAGCATTAGAATTTATAAAAAGTAATATGGAAACGTTTACAAACTCACTTACTGATTTATCTAAACCACAGGCAGGTATTCTTGGTAACGCAATAATAGATTATAGAAATCAGCCTAAAGCCCAACGTAAAAAGGGTTTACGTATGTGGTTTACTCAGTTTGATAGAGATCCTGACTACCGTAGCCCATCAGATATTCAAACGTTAATGTCGTTAGGTAAAATTAAATAAACAAAAGGGGGCGTAAGCCCCCTAAATGTTTTTATGGTGGAGTCTAGGAGAGTCGAACTCCTGACCTCCTGAATGCAAATCAGATGCTCTACCAACTGAGCTAAGACCCCTAAATGTTTCTACCTATTGTCTCCACTACCATTCAGCTTTCCTCTGTCGTACCTATCCTGTAACTTCTTTTCATTAAGACTTGCTATCATACCTAGTGATACATTAAGATCTGTTGCGAGTGCTGCACAGTACCATAACACATCTCCTATCTCACTGGCAATCTGTTCTCTCCAATTATCTGGCTGGTTCTCTACACCGTCACGCATAACCTTCTTAACTTTGTTAGCTACCTCACCTGCTTCTCCTGCTAGTCCTAGTGCAGGGTAAAGTATCTTATGTTCTGGTGGATAGATAGCAGTTTTAGTTGCAGATCTTTGATATGAGTTAAAGTCCGACATGCTGTACTTCTCCTTGAGCCATTGATCTACTTCCTTTTTTAGTTGCTTCATACTTAGTTACTCGCTTTAGATTCTCGCACCATGCTTTATTGAATCCTCTGTTCCATTCTCTGTGTTGCATAGTATCCTTATGGAATGGATTACCTACACGACCACGTTTAAAGTCTTCATAGCCTCGCTGAAATTGAACCTTCAGTGGGGCATCATATTTTCCAAGACCTCGTTCTGCTCTCGTTAGATTTCTTTGCATGGATTATCTCCTTATGTTTTAAGTTTAGTTTTAGTTTTAGCGTCTGCTTTTGGTTCGTCTTTAGGTAGTAAGTTTCTTAACTCTTGTAACTTACCTGAGTGTACTGCTTGCACACACTGCTGTATGTGTTGCAGTAAAGGTAACGCATTGTCACCTGTTCTTACGACTCCAAGCACACCCATAAGTTCAGCGTTCTTTTCATCTGTCTCATCTACTTCGTAGTCTTTACCATCTATATTAATATTCATATTGTCTCTCCTCTATGCACTGATGTCTACCATTTCACAGACTTCGCCAGTGCATGCGAATGTCTGAGATGATTTAGTTGTGTCTTCAGCTTCAAAGTCAGATAGCTTAGACCAGTCTATTTTACTAGGCATAATACTCTTTAGTATCTTATAATCATGTTTAGTGCAATCCTGATATGGTGCTTGCTGATAAGTATGATCAGAGTGTGGTAAAAATGACACACCACTCATCTCGTCAAAGTTCTTGTATACAAACGCACCTACTTCCATCCACTCATTGTCTCGAACTGTTATTGTAACAGAAGGCTTATGCTCTGTCCAGTGTCTTTGATATATAAGCCACATGTCTAGCTGTTGTAGAGCTGTCATGTCATTACGTGTAACAGACTTCGGTGGTGCTGCAACAGGAAAGCTAAACACTGTAGTTGTGTCAGGCTTCATGACACATGGCTCTGATGGTATGCCCTGATCTTGCATAAACTGTGTAAGAGGATCTTTGTTATCCCCACGTACAGTTCGTATGTAGTGTGGTGAATGTCTTGCATGTATACCTGATGCAGAGTCTACTAACTGTGACACAGTGCCTGATGGCTTACAGCATGTAACCGCAGTACTCTGTTCTATACCTAGCCGCTTAGACCATACAGAGTTTACATATACGGCATGCTGTTTAAGACTCTCTAAGTCTCTAGCTAAGTTCTTATTTGCTGATGTCATAATAGGATTGTCCATTATGCCTGTCAGACTTACACCTAACAATCTTTCTTCTTCCGTGTTACGCTGCCATATCTTACGTAGATAAGGAAACTTAGTATACTTAGACTGTATTGTTCCTAGTATCGTAGCAGACGTTACTTTATCTTTGATGTCTTTCAGTGTGTCAGTTGCACGTACAACTACCTCTGTTAGATTACAGAACTGATACGGCCTCAAGCTGATCTCACTGCAAGGGTTAGTGCCAAACTCGTGGTTTGAATCACGTCTACCGCTACGATCTGCCAGTACCTTGCACGCCTGTCTATTAAAGACGCCACGTTCACCTGACTTACTTTCTACTAGTGCAAGCCACTCACGCATGAATGTCTCTGAGTCTGGCTTCTCTGTATAACAGACAGAGTTATTAGCCAATGCTCTATGTCCTGCTGTCTCCCACCAGTTACCAGACTTAGCATGACGCATTCTACCGTCTGATAAATTAGACAGTGAGATCATAGCTGACCTACGCACACCACCTACAACAACTATCTGTCCTATGTAGCACATCAAGTCGTGGCATTCTATTGATGACAACCTTCTACCTGATGCAGATCTAAATGTATTTACAGAGAAGTTAAACAGGTCTATCAGTGGTGCAGGGCCAGATGCTCTACCTCCGAATGTCTTCAGCCTAGCTCCTGCTGGTCTGATCTGACTGACATCCCACTTAGGTATCTCTCCTGCCCAGAGTAGTGCAAGTACCTGTCTCAGTCCTTTAGCCCAGCCTTCTTTGCTGTCCTTCACAACTACTGTAGTCTCACTCTCTGATAGCTCTGGTACTTCAGGTAGGTTCTGTATGTACTGACGTTCAACGCTGAAGCCTACGCCTGTACCGCACAACAATACATACATAGCTTCGTCAAATGCTTTAGGATCATCTACTGGCAGGTAGCTACAGTTGTAGCCTGCTGTGTTGTCACGATTTAATGCAGCACCTGCTGTCATCAAGGCTCTCATACTTGGCATGACACTAAGATTAAGTATGCTATCTTCTATAATTTTGTATTCAGATTTAGTTATTACTATAGGCTTTACAATATTTTCCATGTATCTATGTACTGTTTCAGGCCATGTCTCTCTTCTGTTCTCGTCTTCTAACCAACGAGCATACCGTGAGGTATGGATAAATGCTTGGTAGTCTGTGGGTAGGTAGTTGTTGCTCATTTGATTACTCCGATATTACTCTAATGTTTTTAATGTCCATGCCGTCAATGTCATAGACAAACTCGTGTATTGCTTCATGTATTTCTTCTTCTATCTTTCCATCTGCTGGCATTCTGTATTCTTCTTCGTCAATGTCAAGAGTTAATAATAATTTAATTACCATCTGTTATCTCTGCTTCTATTAATCTATCTAAGTACCAACGTGCTTTGTTTAAATCTTCTACACCGTTCTTATACTTATGTCTCCATATATACTTGAGTATATTACCCTGTAGATATTCTTTAAACCCATCACCCAGTGCAGCACGTATGGCATCAATACATTCTATGTCATGATCCTGATTGTAATGCTCTGGCTTCTCTACTACATCGTATACTTTTTTACTAGCCATGACTTCCTCCCTTACTAAAATTAACTTTGATAACATTTCCTGTAGCATTTGAAACGGCTTCTTTTACTACGTCTTTCCTATCTTGCCTGTCTTCTTCTTTTATCATATCTTCTACGTAATTGCAAAGGGTATCTCTAAAATTCTCATCTAATTCCATCAGAGGTAGAGAGGAACATACAAGAGATGCGACTTGCATTATGTTAAGATAATCTTTTTGAGCCATAGTTCTTTTATTGTCTGTAATAATATCGAGATCTATAAAACCATTCCATGCTCCTCCTGTATCGAAGTTAGGTTTCATTCTTATTATAAAATCGTTTACATCAAAATCATCTACTTCTATTGTCATGGGCTATCTCCTTATTATTTTTTTATAGGGTAATTGTATTACAGGTTTGTGTTTATTCTTTCCTTTTTCTTTTAGCCACTCCAGTGGTACGATCCTATCGTGATAAAGAAACTTATTCTTATCACACCAACCTTGGTATGTAGTCTTAGCACCCTTACTTAGTTTGTTTCTGCTGTTGTAGAACACAAATCTTATATCTAATTTAGGGTGTTGTTTCTTTATTTCAATGTGCTTTCGTCTGTCTGCTGCAGTAAACCTTCCTTTAGTTTCTATTATGATACCGTTAGGCAACACAAAGTCTGGTGTGTACGTGCGGTACATAAGGTCTTCCCATTCAATCTTAATGGCCTCATATACCACAGGTACGTTTAGTTCTTTAAGGTAGTCGGAGACTTTCATCTCCAACCCACTCCTGTACCCATGCTTTAGGGCAGCTTGAAAGCGTTTACCATTCACCCTACTACTTCTCCAATGTAAGACACAGTAGGGGGTGTCTTCTTACCTTGGTATACTTTGGATGGCAGATCCTTAATAGTATCCCAGCATGAATACCTGTAGTCACAGAACCTACAGCCTTCAGGCAACACTTTATTGCCAGATGCTTTACCTCTGTATACCTCTGGTGCAGGCTCGAAGCAACGTTTAAACTCATTAGCTTCTACAATCTTAGCTGTCCTGTTTAACTTTGCTATCTCTGCATCTAAGTCTAAGCCTGTTGCAGGTACGTACTTGATCTGACCATTAGCTTTATTGACTACCCACCAGCCACCAATCTTTTTAGCTGATGCTTTGATGTAGCCAGCAAGCTGACCTATATATCCGAAGCCATCTCCTTTGGCTAGTGTGTCGTATGATTCGAACTTGTTAGTGTATGACCAGTGTGACGCAGACTTCACGTCATCCAAAGCACCATCAACAACAAGATCATAGCTTCCATTAACTGTAGTGTTATCAAGCTCCAAAGATACGGCATTGTCTTTATCTTCGTACTTAACTCCAGCCTCTTTAAGTATTCCTTTAAATGCTGCCTCAACTATATCTCCTATTAACATATTCATTACGAAGGTGGTAGGCTTGGGGAGTGCCTTCTCTGGATGGTTCTTCTCCCACCAGAGTTGGCATGTAGGTCTACCTATATTGGACATACGTAGACGAAACTTATCTCTCCTATTGCCCCCACCAAACTGCCGCTTCATAGCATCCTTGATGTCTTGTGCTACTTGTTCAATGGTTTCGTCAGACATAGTTGTCTTGCCATTGGAAGCGTTATCAAGGTACTGATGAATGGGCAGTTCAGCAGGATGGTTCATTACACTAACTCAGCAGTATCAATGTCAATAAAGTCATTGACAATATCTTTATCCACTGACTGGTGCTTCTGCATATTATCATTCCAAGCACCCATAATGTATTCATTATAGTTAGCTACCCAAGCCAAGAAGTTAGCTAGGTTTTCCTGAGTATCGTTATCCATGTCAAGTGTTTCTGACAAGTCTAACTCTGCAGTAGGTAGATAGAACGACCCACCATTAGGTAACTTACGTTCCTCTGTACCTGCCTTAACGTAGTGCTGTACAGGAAGACGTTTCATTTTGTTTAGTTTATTAAACACATCACCCATAGTTTTAAAGGCATCACGGTTCTCTACTTCCCATATGAATGGGGTAGTATCAATGTCTACTGAGTTGCCATTAGCATCAACAGGATTAACCAAGTCAACAGTACCAAACAATACTCGTGTACGTTTGATCTGTCTTATTAGATCCTGCATCTTCTCAGGTAGAGCCTTGAAGTCTTCGATGTACCCTGCAGGTTTACCACAGTTAAACTGTCCATCGTTATCCTTGAGATCCATGTTTAGATTATCAGCCATGATTGTCTTAACATACCTGTTAGGTGTCGTGTCATTACCTTTAATGAAACGCTTGTACATAAACCTCTGTAAGAATGGACGCATCGCTATGCTCTCTGCATAGTATGTATCACTATCTGGTATCTCCAGTTTATATACACCACCACTGACAACCTCAACGTTAGTCATCTTACCTTTAATTTCTTCTTGACCCATCAATGGTGTGTGATGGATGCGTAGTCTTGCAAGAGAGTTAGTCTTCTCTTTTGTTGGCACTGCCAGTGAACTCATGCCCATTGCTTTTGCCATAGCTTCGTAGTTACTTGTATCTAAATTTGTTATCTGATTCATATATTTCTCCTATGTTAGACTTGTAGGTATATCATGCCACGTCTTTTGTGTCAAGCCAATTATTACCTATTTTTGCTTCTAATAATAGTGGTACATTAAAGTCAACATCCCACTTCTTATTTATGATATCGACCAGTACTTCATTGGTACGATTGATGATCCGTAATACTTTCTCCTTCTCATTAGGGTGTACGTCAATCACGATTGAATCGTGTACGGTATTGACAACACATGATTGTAATTTGTTAGCGTGTAACATCTTGTCTATGTAGATAAGAGATACAGGCACAATGTCTGCTGTAGCAAATGATTGCACAGGATAGTTTTTTACCTGAGTAAAGTATGTAATACTTCCATTGGCTCTACGTGTAGCCAGAGGGAATGCAAACTCACGACCTGATGGAGTACGCACATTACCTGTAGTAATTACTTCCTTGGCTAGCTTCTTGTGCCATGCACCTATACCTGAGTACTTAGATGTAAACTGTTGGTAGTAGGATGCTTCTGCTGGTGTACGACCAAACCCAGACGCACCGTAGAGAGGGGCAAATGTGTGTGCCTTTGCGTCTTGGCGAGAGATGTGTTGCCCTGCTTCTGTAATAACTTTAGCTGTATAGCTGTGTACATCAAAGCCTGTAGCTACCTCTTCTATTGCAACCTTATCCTGACTGAGGAATGCAGCTACACGAAACTCTAACTGAGCGAAGTCAGCTTCACAAATCTGTCCACCATCCCAGCGAGAGACAAACACTTTCTTAACTGGAAACGTACCACCACGTGGCATGTTCTGCATGTTAGGATCAGCACCAGACAACCTGCCTGTACCTGTCCTGTGTTGTAGTAGACGTACATGCAACATACCATCAGGCTTTACATAGGTAGCTATGCCCTCAACAAAGCTGGACAGGTATGTATCCAGAGCAGACAACCTGCGTACTCTCTGTAGAAACATCTCAGCATCATACATACCTCGTGATCTGGCTATGCCCTCTAAATATATTAGGGTATCTTTACTTGTACTGAAGCCATTGGCACTTACCCACTTAGCATCAGGTGCATTAAACCTCAACCCAGCTAACTCTTTTCTGTCACGGTACAGATACCCTGCACTGGCACACTCAGGACAGTTGTTTGTATTCTTATATGGTGAGCCATCCTTACGCTTCTTACGTATCCAACCATGACCCATGCACTGTGTACAGACAACAGCATACTGTTTATACAGAGGTAAAGTCATCTGTCTTATGTTTGCTAGGTGTTGCCTGTCAGATACACGATCATCGTATGCTTCAGCCCAGACCTTCTTATCAAATACCTTACGGCTAAATATAATCCAAGACAATTGCTCTGGGCTGTTAAGATTGATGGGTCTGTCACCCATGAGTTCCTGTACCTGTTTCTCTAGCTGTACTGTAAGCTCCTGCTTTTCTGCCTCAAACTCTTTGCGTACCTCTTCAAGTGCTTCCATGTCTACCTTGAAACCTCGTTGGTATATACGAGCTAGGTGTACAACTAAGTCATTGGTCAGTCGTATTGTATCTACTAATGTTCTACCTGTACCATACGTATACTGCCTGTCCTGATGCCTGAACAACTGCTGTGTTGCATGCAGATCAGCAGACAGATACTCAGACAACTCATCGTGTGGTATCTCTGATACATTCAGACCTTGCTTAAAGTATTCTTTCAGTGTGTCCTGCTTCTGTGTATGTAGCTGGTGTCTTTCTGCACATGCTTCAAGAGACAGTGGTTCTTTCTGCCCACGCTGTAGTACATACTCACCTAGCATGGTATCAAACACTCTGCCATCATAGGTAAAGCCTGACTCCCACAGCCACATCAAATCATGTACTGCATTGTGAGCAACCAGACGAGTAGTACGATCAAGCATCTTCTGTACTATCTCCCTACCATTTTCTGTGGGGGGATGCTCTGTGTGGTCAAACGTTACAATTTGCTCAAGCCCAGTACCATCTAGCATCCCCACCATAACAAGTGTATTCTCTGGTTCGAATGGATCAAGGTGCATCTTGCCATTCCTTTTAACTACTGTGTTCTCTACGTCTAGGATTGTTATCATGTTGGTTGTTCCTCTTTACTTATAGTATCCGTGTTTATCTTTGGGGTTAAACACTTTTGTTATCTTTTTTACCACGTCTATCTGTTGGTTGTCAACCTTAGATAAAACTTTTACTGCATCATAGGAACTCATCTTGAACCACTCTCCTCTACGTTCCTCTGCTACAGTGTCAGCAAGAAGGTGTGCCTCTGCCTCTGCTGTACGCCTGTCACTGAAGAATACTTTATGTAATAGTACATAGTCTCTGAGTGGGCTGGATGTCTGATAACTATTAAGCCTGTCTTCGGCATCAACTGCCATGCCTATCTTGACCCAACCATCCCATGCTTTGTTTACTATTATGTATACGTCACCCTCTTTAGGCTTATCGTATAAATCGTATACCTTTTTATTAATGTAATGTACTCTTGATCTAAATGTTGTCATGCTACGTACCTCTCTAGCTCATCTATCCTAACGTTGTAACAGTCTGCGTGTGCTGTCCAATTATTCGATGGGTCAAAGTCACCCTTCTTTATATAAGTAGCCTTGTCATAGTATTCTTTTTTGTTCAATGAACCCAAATACCAACCTACTGAATGATCCTTTAGTACCCTAACAAAAGCGTAGGCATCACAGTTTTGTTTTGTATTATAGTTAGCTACGCTACACTCGTAGTGTGGTAAAGGTTTGACGGTAGTCTGCTTAGTCTTTACATCTACCTTCACATCACCAACTGTAATGTCATAGTCGTATGTGTTTTGCCATACTCCTTTTAATGCTTGTATAGCTATCTGTTCTCCTATAAATCCTGCAATGTTTCCTTTGCCTTTTAGTATGGAGTTGTTTAGTTTTCCCATCTCAATAGATTTATCCTTTGCTAACTGTATCATCTCATCTGTTATCTTTATCTCAATCATACTACATACCTCGCTGTTTTGTATTCTAATTCGCAATGGACAATACCATGCCAGCCTGACAGTTTATTCTTAACTAAGTTCAGGTGACGCATCGTATCCTCTTCGTCTTGCCCTTCTACTGGTGGGTTCTTTGCAATCAGTATCATCAGGTCAGCTTCTGCCGCCTTACCTGTACGTGAGCCTTCCATCATGGCCTGATTGAGTACCACCTTATTCTCTGCATCAGCAGATAACTGTGACATGTAGAATATTGCACACTCATGTTGCTTGGCTATCTGCCTAGCATGTATGGCATTAGCCTTGAGTGCCTCATCTGTTCGGGCAAAGCCCCCTGTCTTTGCAAACTTGTCTCCCATGTCTAAAACTACGATGTCAGGCTTATAGGATTTACAAATACTTTCAACCCACGCCATGTCCATATTGGTAGAGTCTTTAAACAATATTTTTTCTCTTACCTCTCCGTATATTTCCATCGCCTTCTCTTTGTTTTTTACAATCTGATGTTTGTCCATTCCTGTTGCCGCTGTTATGTATCTGTGTACTACCCGATGGTATCCCTCTTCGTTACATAACACTATACACTTAGCACCCTGTCGTGCAAAACCATTTGGGCCTGCAACTATAGATGCATGGAAAGATGTTTTACCTGTGTTAGGTCTTGCACCTACCTCAATCAAGTGGCCTGCGTTAACTCCTTCTATTTTACGTGTAAGAGTAGGCAGATTAAATGTCCACTGAGACTCAAGATTTGTCATAGCAAGTATAGTATCTAGGCTAGTGTCTTCCCACTTTATATTTAAGTTAGGTGTGAAGTCATCGGCATACTGTTCTAATAGTATTCGTAGTGGTTCAAGGCTAGTCTTGTCACCATTCACATAGTCAAAGCCAAGGTTAGCAATGTCTTCTCCTATTACTTGTTGGAATAATTTAGACAATACTTCCTGTGCTATGTCATTACCTAGTGGCGGCTTGCTCGTTATCTGTGTAAACAAAGCACTGTATGCCTGCTTCTGTGCCGTAGTCATTGTCGGATTGTTAGCCATAAATAGTGACTCTATCTCAGCAGGTGTAACTGTACGTTCATACCTATGCATTGCAGCATCGACTGCTTCCTTAATCTTTCGGACATCCTTGCTGAACAATCTGTTGGGGCATCTAGCTCCACGATGCTCATCGTAAAAGTCTTTGTCCATTAGACTGCGTATTAAACTTAGTTCCATTATTGTTCTCCTATGCGTGTTAGATTTTGTAGGTCATCAGGGTTTCTGTATTTCAAATCATCGTGTAGTTTCAAGACACGTACTGTGTCTACATATCCTCTTAGTTCTTTAGCAAATTGCAGTGTCTTACGTAGGGCGTCTGGGTCTAGTGCTATTACTGCCGTTGAGAACTGTGAGAGATACCTTTTGTGTGCTTCTGATAATGACGTACCCAACACTGCAACCCCTACATATACATGACTACCAACAACAGCGGCACTCACACAGTCCTCAACAACTACTGCGACACTACCATAGCCTGAAGCATACGGCAAGTCATTCTTTCCATATCGTTTCCATTTAGGCAATCGTTTACCCAAACTTCTTCCTGTAGCATCAACAGTGTGACCATTATGCACCACTGGAAACACTACCCTGTGTTCTCGTACATCATACAACAAGCCTAGCTTGTCAGCATCTAACCCCCACTCACTACAGTAAGGAGCAATAGCCTTTGTGTCACGTACTAACCACTCAGGTTTATCGAACTTAGGGATACCCCTAGTCTCCGACACAGTCTTACCTAGTGACTTACGTATGTCATCACTAGATAAGTGTACTCTTCTACCACCTGACACAGTACACCCAGCCTTGTAACAGTTCCATACAATAGAACCCATGTTGTTTGTAATAGTAAATGTCTTCTTACCATTACACTCAGGACAATCTATTCTTTTTGTATCACCATTTATAAGTGTTATATCATTTAGTATTTTATTAATATTCATTATGTATCACTTTCTATGTTACTCACAGTGTTCGATTGTACAGATACATTTCTACGTGTCAAGGCTTCATTTGCAGAAGTGTACGTATTTTTTAAATAGGGTTTCACAGAAGCCACATTAGCATGGCCTGTCACTGCCATAATATTAGTCAAGGGTACACCCTTATCTACCATCTGTACTACTCCTGTCCTACGTAAGTCCATTAGTCGTAGCCTCTCAGACAGCCCAGCTTTACGCATGACAGCCCTTCCATTTTTTGAGAACCTTTGCATCGCATAGGGATAGAACACGCCACGAGTGGGCGTTACATGAGGAGCTACATACCTTTGAAAGCCAAAGTCTTTATGCTGTTCATGTAACATCGACATCAGGTCATCTGATATGGGCAGGAATACCTCTGCCCTACGTTTGCTCTGCTCTAATGTTAATACTTTATCATCAAAGTCGATGTCTTCCCACTCCAGTGTACGCATGTCACCTATTCTTTGACACCATTCATACGTCATCTGTATGATCAGACCAATGTTTCTAGTGGTGAAGTCAGAGTAGGCTACGTCAAGAAACTTGAGTACGTCTTCGTGCTTCCAGACTACCTTACGTTTGATCTCAGGCTTACGTTTGATACTAGTGAAAGGATTCTGCATGGCATACTCCATCTCCACAGCATAGTTAAACACTCTGGATGCACAGGTAGCTACATGATTAGCGAAGCTGACACCTCGCCTGACCCACTCCTCGTATGCCCACTTAGCTTTCCTAGAGGTGAAGCCTGTAAACTTCTCATTGCCTACTGAAGCAGACACCACCCCAAGGAAATACTTGTAGTCATTCTTAGTTGTATCTCTAAGCATATCAAAGTCATTAGACTTATAGTACAGTTGTACTAAATCATTTATGCTTACGATTTTATTCATTTAGTTTCCTCTCCAACATAACTAAGAGTGCCTCTATCTCAGATGCTTTCTCTCTCACAGTAGGTCGTGACTTGTGTACGGCATCTGTCTTTATGAGGTTAGCTACACGTCTAATTCTATGTAGTATTACATCTACCTCTTTACTCTTGTCAATTTCTTCAGCGGTTTTATCTGTCCAGTGTCTGTGTTCTGCCCATTTAGCCATTGTAGTCTCCTCTCCAATCATCTAAGTCCATATTTACCATGAGCATATAAGCATCATCATAATGTCTGTTGTTAACTTTTACTAGTGTGTCATACCCATCACGTATCTCTCCCAGAGACTGCTCTACACACTCTATTACGAGATCCTCAGTGCAGTCCATGTGTAATTCTATTCCACCACGTATGTAGTACATAGGTAATGCCACATGGCGTTCAATCATTTCCTTACGAGTGATATCGTATATGTCATTCGTCATCTATAGTCTCCTCTATTAAAAAGTTTACAGTTCTCAGTCCTTCCTCATGCCTGACCATCAGGTAATCAAATGGACATGTCTTTAGCCATGCATGTAACTGCTCTTCCTGTGACAGGAGATCCCATTCAGCCTGCGTGTTACCATGCAGTGACTTCACAGGGTGTGTGCTACTCAGTATTATTCTTCTCATTCTTCTTTCTCCTTTGGGTAATATACATCT